ATGTCAACCTTTCAGGGTGGTAATGCTATTACTTTTACATATAGTGAAGAATTAATAACTTCTGAAAATGTTGGTTATGTTATTAATTTTTCATCAAGAAATATAGAGATATCAAGTAGTCCAGAAAAAAATGCAGTGAATGATATTGAAGGTTGTATGCATCCATTAGCTTCCTTAAATAATCTTGGTTTGAGGTTTGTAAGAGACCCAAATATTCAAACATCGTATGAATCAACAGGTTGGATAGATTGGATAACTAATGGTGGACTTGCTCCATTTTATCAGTCTTGGATGGGTGAATATATTGCAACCTCTGCGTATAATCTTTATGTATCTGACTCAGCAAGTGCAATAAATAGTCCTACAGTACCAACTAACTCTTGTGGAGATTATGTTTCTTTATTAGATGTAAATGCTTTAAGGTCAAAATTTCAATTAGATTTTTATCAAAGTGAAAATGATTTTATACAATTGGGTGGTGGAGCTTATAATCCTGCATACGCATTACAATATTCACTTACAGGTGAATATTTTGCTGAATGTGTTTATTCTGGATGTGTTGATGGTGATGGTAATGCGGTTAATATCGGTGGTGGTCCTCATATGATATATAACATTGAATCATCTACTCCAACGGAAACAATTATTGATAATTGTGCTGAATTATTAACAACATATACAGAGAATGCCGGATATAGTCCTTTACCCATTACTTGTAATAATATTACATTGGGGGCGAATAATGATTTATTTTTATCTGATTTATCTAATCAATCAATCGACCCATATCTTTCAACACCTGTTGTTATAGATAATTTAACACCAAATTCATTAGAGGGTAGAATTCAAAATAAAATGGAAGTAAAACTTCCATCATTTAGTGGTGAGTTTATATCCAATCCTGTAATAGCGAATAACAATGTTCTTGAATACTGGGATAAAAATCCAAGATATAATTTTTATGATATGAATGTTTTAATAGATACTAAACTTTATATAAAAGGTAATTGTTCAGATTTACAAAATGGAGTTCAAGCTGAAAGAATAACATTAACATTAAATAATTATAATCCATCGTGGGAGTTAGGTTGGTATGGACAAACATATTATGAATATTTTGCATATAATAACATATATAAGTTATATGAATATGAATATTATGAATACCCACAACAAATTTGTGATGAAAATTGTAGTGTTCCTTGTAATTTAGTTAATTTAAATACAACTTTTAATCCTAAGAATGGGTTTATGGCTTATGATTTATACGAAATGAATGCAATGAATAATAATGAAGATTTCATTGGTAATACTTGGACTTGTCCTAATGATACTGGATTATTAATAGATAATCAATTTAATGGAATTCCTTTAGATGAAAAAGATGCATATTTATTTAGATTACCATATAAAATTTTTAGAGATAATAACACGGAATTTATAATTAATTTTAAAAATTCTGGAAATTGTGCTGATGATAATCGTTCTTGTACGGGTAAAAATGATGACTGTGATAAAAAAATATTTATTGAAAAAATAGGTTTAAGATTACCAGGTGTTGTTGACGAGGAAACATTTATATATCCAAAATGTGGTTCAAATACAACTGAATTTTGTGATGATGGTACTTTTGATGGTATAGATAAAAAGCTAATAGATGTTGATGGAATGATTGATAATAATAGGGGTTGCGCTAAAAAATATTTTTATGAAGGTTTACAAAATGGTCCTGTAACTTATTTTAATACAATAACAGATGCTGAAAATGGGGTAGATTTTGAACATTATCAATCAACAAATTGTAGAGCAAACGAATTATCAACGACGGGTTATTCTTGTGAGTGTCATTGTATTAGTACAACTCCTGAATCTGTACTTGGAATAGGATTGGATTATATTGTTGAAACTACTCCATCATTTAACTTTGTAGCAAATCCAAATGGATTTATGAATGCGGGTAGGGCTGATTCACTTTTTGAGGCGGGAGTTGTGGAGTATCTAAATATATCAAGAAATATATCACATAATATTACTGCACCTGGCTCTCCTATAACTGGGGAGTGTAATGGTGCTACCGACCAATTTAATTCTACTTGTATTAATTATTGTCAAGAGGTGTGTAGTGTTCACCCAACAATGGGTTCAACAAATTATATACCATACACAGAACCACAGATTTTTAACAAATACATTGTTACGGAGGATATGTGTCATTCTAATTATGCAGAATATAGTTTTACAAATCTCTCCGGCACTGGTACTTATAATCCTACAGTGTTTCAAAACCAACAAACCATTGATGGTCCTTTTGGTAGTAACAACGGTGGTTTATGGAACGCTATACAAAATGAAGATGTTACACAAAATGATGACTTAGTTTCTATGCATCCAAGTCAAAAAGTTGGAACAGCTGATTCTGATAGTGAAGATATAACTCCATTTTCTATGATGGATACAAATTCATCAATGGTATTTAAAATTCCAAGACAATGGTGGATAGATAAAGGTTTTCATTTCGCCGATTTACAACAAAAATTATCATTGGCTAATGAATCAGAATATGCTCAAATAGTTAATGAAACTAATGAACAAGATGTATTTAATACAGAAGAAATGCCTGCTTTTCATAGTGACGGGTATATCAAACATTATACAAGTATAAATCCAAACGATAATATATTTACATACTCATTAAATAGTGTTAGTAATTCACAATATGAGGGTGGAGAAAATTGGTTTAAATATCCATGGGATTATTTTTGTAATCCATTTAATGAAACAATACAAGATAGATTTGGTTTTAGATTAGATTTTGATTCTACATATTTTGGTGAAACGAATAGTACAGATAATAATGTACCTGATACAAGTGCAGCAAACCCATATGGTGCATATAGAAGAACAATTAAAACACTTTTAACAAATAATAATCCAGAGTATGATTGTAATAATTTTGATATTTTAGGTGACGAAAGACAAGATATTGTTGTAAAAGAAAATTTTGCAGATGTTAATATAAATTTTGATTTACTATCTACAAATCAATGTGAAGATGGTACTTCGTGTAAACCACTTGTTGTTCACAATTCTCCTATTTTTAATATTTTACCAAACTATACTAATGGGATTGATAATTTACAAGAATTTGATTGGCCATTTAGTACACCAGGTATTTGTCAAATTGAATTAACTATTGATGACATAGATTCTTTTAGAAGTAATAATTTTATCTCTACATTACGATTTAGTCAAGATGGGACTAACTATAATAGTCTTGGTCAGATAGCTAAATGGTATAATACAGATATTGACATAGAAAATGCTGGTGATAATTTATTAGAAGAGTATAACTATCAATTTAGAACTGATATTTCTTATGCTGATGTGTGTGGGGGTAATAGTCTTTGTTGGAATATTGATTCATCACAAAACACTTGGACTATTGCTGATGGAATGGCTTCATCCAATGGAAATTCAAATGTTAATTTAAATATGCCTGAAGTGGTTATGCCAGAATTAAATTCAACATACATTATTAAATTTACAATTGATGAAATATCACAAGGAGGATATTCTGTTCAATTTGGTGGTGGGGGTAATAACACTCAAGTGTATTCAACTCCAGGAACATTTATTGATGAAATAACAATAGGTGATACATTTGGACCCGGCTCATCACCTCGTTTAAAAATATATCCAGATGATTTTGCTATAGGTGGTATTAGTTCTGTTGAAGTTAGAAAAAAAGGAGAAGGTACAGGTGGGTTAAAAACTATATACACGACTGGTTTTGCTAGTGGTTTAGATGAAGACGGTAGTATAATTTATTTAGATAAAGCAATTTGTACTCCAGGAACAAATTATTTTTACATAGATCAGATAATAAATGTAGATATGCAAAATGATGATTTTTATTTAAAACATTTTAAAGTAACAAAACACGATAATATTTGTGATGATGGAAGTTTGTGTGGACTTGGACAAGAAGAAAATAGTGAATATTATTATTCAAGAGGTTATGGTTTAATACAGGATAATTCTGTTAATTATATGGCATATGAGGATAATTTAGAATTATGTGTCGAAATAGGACATTGTTATAAAAATGGTACTGATGGTGCTGGTAGTTTATTACCGATAGAACAACAATATAGTTTAACTCACAGAGGTTTAAAAACATATGAATATAGTATAGGTTTTGATTTTGCATCAAGTCAAGGTATAGGTGGTCCTGGAGAAAATTTTTCTAACTTAATAATTCAAGGAAGTATTCCAGAATTAACATCTATGCTTAATAGATATAATTTAGATACAAATCAATATTTTAGAGTTATTGGATATAGAAAAGATGATATGTCTTTTGAAAGTCAATGTTGTTCAGATGATGAAATATCTAATGGTATTTGTGAAACTAATCTTGCGACTTTATTTAAAGTTACTGATTTTAATTATGATTCATCAGTTCCACAAAATGTATTAAGTGGGGAAATTCATAATACACCATATAGATTTTGTAATAATGATAGAATTTTAATTGATGCTCAAGCTGGACTTTTCTCTGAAGCCTACACATCTTTATTTATTATAGAAAGTGGAACTTGTGAAGATACTGGAGAATCGTGTATCGCGGTTGGTGGGATAGGAACAAATGGGTGTCCATCACCTCAAGTTTGTATACCAACTAATATAAACTATACACCATTAGATATTGGTTATACTGGTTATGAAGATGAAAGTAGTGAAACAACTATAACTCCTACTGGTTTAACCGAAGGATTAATACCAGAATTTATTTTAAATGTTAATAGAAATTTTGGTTATAATCAAGGTATGGTAGATACACCCACTCAAAGAAACATAGAATTATCAGTATTAGTAGTTGGTATGAATACACCACATATTCATTTTATAAAATATTTAAACGAGTCTCAAAAACAAATTGGTGTTCAACCTTTTGGTTCTTTAAAAATTTATGATAATGTTGGAAATAATTTATTATCACAAAATTATTTAGAAAATTCAGAAAACAAAGATATTAACTTTGGTGTAAAATCTACTGGTACAATTGATTTTTCAATTTATGAACCAAAATTAGATGATAACGGTGACCAAATACAACTACCAAATAGTAGAATATTATTAAATGGAGATTTTATAAGTAATGAGTTTAACGCTAGTACCATAGTAGATACAATAGAAAACACAGTTTCTTATGTTTGGGATAATATAATTACTGCGATAAATAATCATTCATCAAAATATAAAGCTTATCTTTCAGAAGATAGTAGTTTAGCTTCAAGTAGTAATATTAAAACTGTGATTGTTGAAGCGTTGGAGGTAGGAAAAGAATTTAATGGAACATTAAGTTGGAATGTAGAAAACAATTTTGTAAAAACACAACCAATAATAACAGACTTAGTTAATGGTGAATCTTATCCAATTTTAAATGTTTATGAAGATTTTGGATTTTTTGATTTATTAGTATCTGCATCTGATAGAGATAGATTGTCAGTACTTGATATTTTTACTGGGGTTACTCAAGTTGAGGGTTTTAATACACCATTAATTAATTTTGAAGTATTAGAAAGTTCTATGTATCAAAATATAGAAGGTATTCCAAATGATTCTGATTTTGCTTGGGGAGATTTGTTTACTTATACTCAAGATAATTTTTATTATTATCCTTTTGGTGAATATGTAGATTTCTCAAATATAAATTTTGATGAGTGGACTAGTGCTCCAATACTAACATACGCTACAATAGATGGAATTACAACTACTCAGAGGTCTCATAGTGACCTTTCACACATTAATAAAATTATAAGATGTACATTAAGTAATGAGGGTAAAAATTTTAATGGAAGTGTTGATTTAAGTATAAGAGTTTTAGATGAAGATGGAACTGAAGACAAAGTATTTTTTAGACTTGTTATTCATCCGATTAACGACCCACCTATCGTAAAACCAATTAGTGATGTTGAAATGTATATTAATAATGAATTTTATCCAAATGATATTAATATTAAAATAGAAACAAAAGATATAGAAGAGGGTGAAGAAAATTTATCATTAATTTCTTTAGATGAAATAACAAGTGAATATTGTGATGAAATTCAAAACGCTTATAACTTTATAAGTTCTTATAATTCACCAATTCAATATAATGGTAATATTGTAGTTCCACATTATAATTTTATTAATAGTCAGACATATGACGAATATTCTGGTAATCCTTCTTTTATAGATGGGTCTTGGCAAAATACATTTCCATTATATCCTACAGTCCCAACATCAGTAGCAACTTATAATGTAGACGACCCAAATGGTCGAAATGAAGCTGTTCGAATTAATTTTAATAATGTTACCATTGATGATACAATACCTGAAAGCTTCCATCCAAACTCTATATTAAGGTATAGGTCAAATTCATTAATTGGTAATATGATTGATGGTAAAACTTATTATTATACTGGTTGTGTAAGATTAATACAATTGGGAAATGATTTTTACTTTCCTACTGAAAACGAAACACGAACAATGACACTTTATGTTACAGATAATTCTAGTTCTTTAATAGAAATTAATTCTGAATTGAATGAGTGGTATTGTTTTGAAGAAAGTTTTGTGTGGGATGAAAGTCAAAGTTCTGATGATGAGAATGCAAGCTGGTTAGACATAAGTCCAGATTTAAATGGATTTACAGTTAACCATATTATAGATTTATATAATATAAAATTAGTAACAGATATTGAAACTGTATCTTGTACAAATACTCGTTATTGTTCTACCGTTTGTCATGAATCTTTTGGTATGGGTCAAAAACAAGCTGAAGAGTTGTGTAGTTTTGCAAATTATGATTATGATGGGGGAAGACTTCCTTATGAATTAAATGAAGCTAATGAATTAATATTTAATCCAAATTATTATAAAAATGAAATAATAACTCAAGCTGATTATAATCTTTGTATTAACGATGTTGACTCACAAGATGAAAATATATTTGAAATTAGAGATTTGTCTTTTGTTGGTGGTAAAAAACCATCTTGTGATTTAGAAAAGAGATTTTCAGATTTAATTTATGATATGTATTATTCATATGATATAATATTTACTGGTGATGAAACTTGTAGTTTAGGTTATAATTCAGATTCGGATGATGTTGTTAGTTGTTTAACAACTAATGAATGTATATCTTATTTAGAAGATGTTGTTGGTATGTCAAACATACCAGTTGGTTATTCGGTTGGAACTTTAGCTTTTCCAGTTGAAACATCTGGTGATATAAATTTTGCTTATAGTGCTGATGTTGAAAACTTTATACCATTTGTAAATGGATTAGATACTGCATTTAATATTTGTGACAAAATGGATGTAAATGATGATGGAATAATAAATTTACTTGATGTAAAATCTATTCTATTAAATGAAAATTTAGATGAAAAAATATACACTTGTAGTTCTGGTACTTCTTTTGGACAATTTTGTGAAGACATACCATTTCAATTAAATGGTGTTTGTTCTAATACTTTAGGAGGTTCTGAAACATCTTGTAATTATTATTTAGATGATTGTCCTGAGGGGGCTGGTGATTGTATATTAACAGATGAGTTAATTAACAAATATGGAGCTAGAGAGGATAATTTATGTGAACGATATCCTATTCCTAATTTTTTAAATTTTTCTAATTATAATGAAATATATGATAATTTTTTAAGAGATACTGGTTATCAAGATTTTGACAATTATATACACATTGAACCCGCGTATAATGATACTGGTAAGAAAGTTTATAGAGTTGGTTTAAGAGATACAGGATTAAACGAAAACAATAGTCAAACACATATAAAAACGGGATATTCAAAAATAAATATGTTTATAAATGAAGGTAGTGGTGATGGACCAACTGGTTCAATATCATCAGAAGAACTTGCTTCTTTTGGATTTATTCCTGACACATATAGATATATTATTGGTGGTACTGATGAAAGACAACAAATACCAACTAAATTAACAAAAGATTTTGATATAGAAGTTTTTAATTATCATCCAGAGGCAACAATTATGGATTATTGTGATGGTGATAGAACAATCGTGGAAAAAGAAGAGTGTAAATTTGCTGGATTTACTTGGACAGTAGGAACAAAAACTAATGAAGATTGTGGTATTTGGCCAGGAGAAAATCCAGGATTTGTTAATAATGATGGAGAATGTTGTTCATCAATACCAGTTGATTCTACATTAATAACTAATTATTATAACTATGAAAAAGAACATTATTATAGAGAGGAATATCAAGATGAAATAGAGTTATATATTAGTCATTATTCAGGAAAAAATAGTAAATATTGTTCTGCTACATATAAAACAGAATGGGAATATTCTGAATATTTTGATAATAATAATATTGGTGGTTTTGAACCTCCAAACGCGGATATTAATCCATTAGATTTTACTGTAAGTTATAGATTTACAATTTTAGATGTTGTAGAAGATTATGATAATATAGGTTTACAAAATTCAAGAGATTGGTGGGGAGTGCTTGGTGTAAATTATAATAACGATGAAGAGTGGGCAGAGTCTTGGAATAGATTAAGAAGAGAGGGTTGGTTAGACTTGTTTAGTAGAAGGGTTGAAGGTCATCCACTTGGTCAGGTAATCAATCAAGCTGATGAAGATGGATATTGTGTAGATGATGTAGCTGATGAAAATAGTTCTTGTGGATTTATTGTTCTTGATGGTGATAAACTTCAACAATCTATACCTAATGTTACACAAGGTGGACTTGATGATTCTGTACTTGAAGATGCGATATATGCTCAATATTTTACCACTTACGCTGGTTCTACAACAATAGCAGAAACAGCTGTAGAAGATTTTATTGACCCTAATGGTCTTGACTTCATAGGTATTAATTATGCTCCAACAGATGGTAGTAACGCACCAACAGTACATAAAATTCGTTATTATTTTAATTCTGGTAATTATGTAGGTTCTGAAGAACAACAAATAGGTTACTGTGATAATAGTGAACTTTGTTCTGAAGTAAACTTTTATTATATGGATGATTATGATACAACTAATTCTGTAGAATATTCTATGTTTAGAAGTGTTACACAAAATTATTGTCAAACAGGAGGATTGGATACTGGTGATTATGATGAAAATATAATTAATAATTGTAGATGGTATGGTAGTGGTATAACAGATTCTACTGAAAAAAATTGTAATTGTTATAATTCAATAACACTTGAATTTGCAAATGTTGAAGAGTGTGGTTATGTTGATGGTTCTTTACAACCAGAACTTGGAAATTTTGTTTATGAGGCACCATATCCATATGGATTGTATGAAATTACTGGAGTAGATTTAAATATTTGTAGTGGAACTAATCCAGATATTTATAATTGTTTTAAAGTATATCCCGATAGTATAATTAATATTGATGAATCAAAATATTATAATCAATGTGCTGGATGTGCAACTGTTTCTTATCGACAAGAATGTAGTGTAGATGAAGATTGTGTCAACGCTGATGGTATTCATGATGGTTCTGTATGTGTTGGTGGTAGTGCTGGTTCTCAAGGTGAGTATACACCTTATGATACCGAGTCATTTGAATTTTTTACTCAAACAAATATGCTTCATGATTTTGTAAATTATAGTTTATTAAATCCACACATTGAAGGAGCATCAGTTGGTGTTTTATTAAAAATAGGACAAGACCCAAATCATGAGTGGATTAGAATTACACAGCATGATGTTTATAATTTAGCTGATAATTTAGATTACGCTGAGTTTACGGTAGAAAGAGCACAATTAGGTACACAACAGCGTGTAGATTTTGAAGCGGGTGAGCTTGTAGAAATATATGTAGCAGATGATAATTTAATGACTGAAGATTATACAGATTTATCGTTTAGTAAAGCTTTATCAGAGGGATATGAATATCAATTTGAATGGCCTTCAATTTACGCGGTAGTGGTAGAAGCTATGGATACTTATGGAAATATAAGTGAAACAATAGAATATGTGGATGCTAGAAATATTTTATTAATGGAACAAACTGTTAGATTTCAATACGACCCATGGCAGGGAATAAATGTAGTTTTACCTGAAGAAAATGATGGGTTTGTTAAAAATCAATCTTGGATGGTAAATATATATGATAAAGACAAAAGACCAGCATTAGGTTGTTGGTTTTATGATGATTTAATAGGTAATAAAACTGATGATTGGAATATTAGACATGGTGATTCTTATAAAGATGTAGAAGGTGGTGATTTTACAAAAAGTTATACTGGAACTGCAACTGGTGATGTAAAAAGTTGGACACCAGATGCTTATGTATTTACACCAACATCTTTAGGTAGTTCTAATGCGGTTCTTACAAAATATTATGATTTAGAATTACAACCACTAGCTTATCAAGAAACATCAGCTCCAGTTGAAGCACAAGTATATTTTTATACAAGATATAATTACACCCCTACACCAATTCTTCCTATAGATGCTAGTGATGACATATTTAATGAGAGAGAAATGATAAAAACAGGTGCAGCTAGTCTTGATTCTAATGATTTTTATATTGGTTTTGTAGATTGGGGTGATGGCTCTGATATGGAATTTGATAAAGAGCCATTACATTTAGCTGGTGGTAGTAAGTTATTAACTCACTTGTATACTAAATCAGGAATATATGATGTTACTGGAGATATGTTTATTGTTAAAAGAAATACTCAACAAGAAGTACTGGGTATTACATATTTTAAAGAATTTAAGCTTACAATAAACATTAGTAGAAATATAGAAACAGAAGGTGAATTTGCAATTTTAGGTGGTGATGGTTATGACTTTTTACCATATAACAAAACTAGTCCTATAATTGGTGGAGTATCAAAATATTCACTTTATTATAAAATTTTATTAAACATAAATGGAATTTTAAATCCTGATTCATTAGAAAAACTATTACAATTACTAGATCCAGATGCTGAAGTACCATCAGATATTGGTTCAGTAGACATACCATATAAATATTATGGTGACAAAATAAATTCTGAATTAGCTATAGTTAATATGAATAAAGATACATTGAAAGATTTAAAGTTAGTTCCTCACTTTACAGGTTCACTTGCAAGTGATTCTTTAAATATTGATGAAGAAGAAGAAGTTATAATTGATATACAAGATGACGCTTGTACATATGGTAATGATTATATTGATGATAATCAAGGTGGTAGTGGTTTAGAAGGTGTGGGCTTTAAATGTGAATTAGATTTTTCTCCAGCCAATGGTTTATATTTTATGACTGGTTCTTATGGTATTGATGCTGAGGATGATAATCCATTTAGAGATGCTTTTCTTGATTGTGAAGATGAATGTAATATATTTGAAAAGGCAAAAAATGTTAAAGGATTCTTTGATGGGGTAGTTGATGACAGTGGTGAGTTACTTGGTGATGATGACAATGGTAATGTTGTAACACCAAGATTAATTAATAGAGGTATAGATTTATTTCCTGAAGAGCTTGGAGATTATTTAGGAAATACAGATATAGGACAAGTTCGTTATTTCAATAAACCATTCCAAATGTGGGAAATGTTAGGATTTGAAGAACCAAGTGATGAAGATTATACTTTTAGAATAGATGGTACAGACATATTAGAAAATTTAAATGGTGACTTTAATACTGATGGTGATGTTGATGATTTATGTCCAGACTCGGATTGTTGGTATCCTAACGATAATTGGCAAATATTTAGTGGATTAGCTATGACTGATGGAACTTCTTCTGAGAATATAAATCATTCAACGGGTGAAAATCTTATACAACCAGGTACAACATATGAAGTCAAACTTCATGTTGGAGATATTTTTACTAATAATGGTGGTTTCAGAGTTAGGGTTGGGGGAACTGATGGGGATAATATAACTGAAGTAGGAGTAACTACACAAATAATAACAGCTGAAACTGATGAAAGATTAAAAATTTACCCAATTAATGCAACAGTTGGGAGTGTAGAAAAAATAGAACTTAGAGTAGTTTTAGATGAAGGTGCTGAATTTAATACATTTGAAGAAGCGATGATTGCTAAATCGTTAGTTCATCCGAATAGTCCATCATCACCAAGATATTGGAAAAATATTGTAACTGAAGATAATTTATTTTATAGAGGTGGTATAGGTACTCTTCCAGCATTACCAAATGCTCCTTTTATTGATGAAAATGATGATTATGTTGGAAGACCATTTGAAGCTATATTTGGTTGGGGTGATTTAGTTAAAGAACAAATAGACATAAATGGTGAAATATATGAAGAGTATATTGAAATTATATATTCATTATCTCCTGGTGATGATATGTATGGTATTGAGTTTAAATTTGATGGTATTGAATTTCCAAACATAACTAATTCTAGTGATACAAATTTTGGTGGGGTTGTCTTGTCTACATTAGAGGGTGGATTTAACTTTGAGGTTACAATAACTGATGGAAATGTTGTTAGATTATCACCTAATTTAGACGCTGCGACTTCAACTATAAGTGCTGTTGGTATAGATGAAGATACATTTAACATAGTAGATTGTGAGTTTGGAAATTGTACAGGAACTATTAGTGAAATTGAATTTAATGATGCTCAAAGTGAAGGATATTTACCTAATCAAGATTTTTCTGATTATGATTTAAATAATGATGGGTTTATTGATAGAGTGGAAGCTAAGAGTAATATTCAATCAGATGTTCTTATAAAATTACCTATAATAAACAGAAGTAATGATATTTATCTTACAGAAATATTTGTATTTAGAGAACAAACCACTCCTAGATTTATAATTAATAATGAGTTAACTGTGGGTGGTCACACTACATTACTTGGAGAGCCATTTACAGATGATTTTGGTGATGATGGGGCAAATCTTCAGTCGACAAGTGAAATTTTATATTCTATTTTTTATGATAATAATTGGACAAATCCTGAAAACATATATGCACAAGAACCATATGACAATTTCCTTCCAGGACCATTTGTTACAAATCAAATAAATACAACCGAAGTAATACAATCACTTGAAGAGGGTGAGACAAATCATCAATATGTATTTAATGTAGGAGATCAAAACTATGTTTATTTACCAGGCATACAATGGTCAGATTGGCCATCAGTTTCACCAATTACTGCACCAAAAGATAATTTAATTTATTGGGATAGAGATGATGATGTAAATGATTCTGGAATTTCAGGAACATATGTAGATACACTTAATCAAATACTTTTTGAACAAACTGATAACATAGAGAGTATATTAGGACAAAATACAGCTGCGTTCAATGTAGGTGGTAATTTTGTGGGTGCATTAGATTTCTTAGAAAAAGGTAAATTTTATTATTTTAATGTTACAGACACAATTAATTTAGAAGGAATATTAAATCCTATAGAATTTTTCTATCAATCAACAATTGAAAGTCAAACAATTCAACTTGGTCAAACTACAGGAATACCAGTTGAAGATTTTTGGTGGGATGTGAATCCATACCCATACACAACAAGTCGATATAGCGGTTATACTGGTGTAATAATTGACACAACTGCTGGACAAAAATATTTAGACATTAATGAATATGGTATAAATTATTATTATCCAGTGTTACCGAAATTTAAAGTAAATGGATATTTTGATGTTCAAGAAGAAGAAATGTGGGAAAATAATTTAGGTTTATTGGGTAATCAAATACCATATGGTTCACCAGGAAGAAAATGGAATCAAGATGATTTAAATGCACCAATAACTTCAAAATTAACAGAGGGTAAATTTTTAAATCATAATGTGATAGATTTAGATTTTTCTGCTATTGAAGAAGGTGTTTTAAATGATATTGGAGCAAATACAAATCTTGGAATACTTATAGATGACTATGATATTAATTTTACAGAAAATCCAATTGAATTGTTCCCAGATAAACCAACTATAAGAACAAAAATAGGTAAAAAAGAAAATAGGAAACCATACTAATGCCAGTTTATCAACAAACAAAAAAAATATTTGCAAATTATCCATTAGAAAATTCTTATGGGCAATATAATTATGGTAAAATTGAAGAAGAAGATGTATCTACAAATTTGGGGTTTCAAGCTAGTGGATTTCCCGAAGATACCCATTTATATACTACAATAGAAACTGGTAGTTTGTTTCCAGAAAATAGTGAACTAAGTTTATCAGATATGAAAAAAGGAATGTCAAATGGTTTAGGGTCATATTGGAAATTAGCACATCAACATACTAAATATGTTACTAATCAAGGAACAGAGGGTTACTGGAGAGACGCTGCTCATTCAATTATGTATATTGATGGTGCAGTTACTTCAGATGATGACGGTAATTGTAATCGTGGATATAATGCTTATAAATGGTTAAATTACTGGAGGACTAATACTAATTTTGACAAAGGACATATAACAAAAGATGAAATAGAATGTAAAAGACAGAATGGGTCATATTATGGTGATTATATACCAGACCAATCAAATGATAATAATATGATTGAATATTTGAATTATGGTGGGTTTAGTGGAAATAGTGCGTATTGGGTGGAAGATGATCATGATGATGATGGAGGATATTGGAATAGTACAGGTGATGGTCATTATTATGGTACAATGATAAGATGTTATTATGAAGGTAGAAGTGATCATGGAACAGCTTATGAATGTGTAGATAATTCTAATCAAGGAAAAGGTATGATAGCCCCAAGCAAAGATACTATATATAATTTTCATTTAAAAAATAAAAATACTCATAAAGGTAGAGGTTCTTCTCGAACAACTGTAAATGACATTGTAACTTTTAACAAAGCTTTAAGAAAAAATTATCAATCTCAGCAAAGGGGTTGGATTTTTAATGCTATAAGAATTGGTAATGATGAGAGAGAAAGAAGGGGTAGTACAAGAACTGATGAAAGAGATAGAGGGTGTGGACTTTCAGGATTAGATAAATCTTGTCTCGCAGAAATATTTTATAAAACACAACAACACGATGATTATAATGGTGCGAGAACTTTTCAATGGACTTTTAGTCCATCTCGTTCAGGAAAACATCAAAAATTTCTTGGAAGCTGTATTGAAGCAAATGCTTTTCATGATAATTTTGGTGATAACAAAGGTTATAAAAGAGGACATGAAAATGATAAACAAGTTGTTAACATGCCAGCTGGAGCTAAATGGGAAATAAAACCACCATCTTTTAATGTTATACATAAACTATCCAGTTACGCTAATGGTGGTGCGAACGCAAGTTATGTTGACAAACAGCAAAGTGGTTGGTGGTGTGTAGACTCACATTATGATCGAGAAGGTGCTGGAGGTGTTAACAAAAGACCAAGAGTTGGATTAAATCCAAGATATACTTTTGATGCTATAGGATTTCCTGATAATTTTAAAAATGGATTTGATGGTAATGGTAGACTACAAGGAAATAGATTTTTAAAAATTGAAAAAATAGAATTACCATTTAGAGCGATTTCAACAATAAAAAGTTCTACATTTTATGATTTAGATTTACAAAATTATTATGGTGGAATATCACCTGAAGATAAATTAAATAGAATATTTACATCAGCTCCTACAAAAGCTAGTCTTTCTTTTGATTTAGCAAAAAGTTTAGTTAATCAAAATCCAAGTTATATAAATTTTTCAAATACTTCAGATGGAGATGAATATAAAGATTTTGATTATTGGTTTTTTGTTGCAAATTGGGATTGGAAAAGTGGAGACCCAAAAACAATTAAAGAGATTAGAGAATCGTTTCCACAATCAACAGCTGAAATGGAAGCTTTAAACAATGATAATTTATATAAATTATATTCAATTGGTCAAAAAGAAGAATTAGAGGCGAATAATGAATTTGAAAGTTGTGACCAATATTTTGATAGTTTTAAATATAATATTTGTTCAGCTGATTACACTTATGTAACACCTGGTCAGAAAGTAATAAAAGCAGTTATATTTAGAACTATTGGTGTTGATGAAGATATTCCAACAGATGAGAATGGATGGGATATGTCAACTTTTATTCAAGCTATAGACTGGCAAGTTGCAACTATAAAATTAAATTTGTCTGAAGAAGCTTTATCATTAGAAGCAGATTTTGGTGATTTGGGGGGTGATGAATTTACTTATTTACCTTATCCTGGTATTTTTGTTAACAATTTAAGAAATGACAATGATGAAATTATTGAAGCCCCAAGTGGACAACCCTATAATTCAGCCCATGTAGTTGTTGGTGGATTACATCAAGAAAGTAATTATGTTAAATCTATAAAAACTATTAAAAACGCTGATATTTTTGATATTAGTGAAGGAACTGAAAAACAATTGTTACAAAAATCTTATGAATTAACACCATTAGGAGACCTTAATGAGTTAGGACAATTTCCAGGAAAATTAGATTTAGGACAAATTAGATTTTTTACAGAGCCATATGATATGAAACAATTTTTAAATATTTCTTATTTAGTAGATAGTAATGATGACGGAATAACTGACGCGTTTTATTATCACAATAATAAAGAATTTTGGTCAGGAAATACAGAAATTCAATCATTTCCTGAAGAAAGTCCAGTTGGTGATATATTTATAAGTGAGTACGACCAATTCAGAGAAACTTGTTTGGTTGAATTAAATATGGAAAATTTAAATCAAAAAACAATTAGAGATTCAAGCGGAAATTTAAATCCAGGAATTATTATAGGAGATTATTCGGTTAAAAAGGATAAACTTGGTGAACCAGCTACTAGAGATTCTTTTATACAAATTCCAAAAATAGGAACTGATAAGGGAGCATTTTAATGCCAATTGAAAATAATTTTAAAAATAACGATTTAGAATTAGTATTAACTGATATAACAGAAGTCGGTGCATTTCCTGAAAATTCTTATATTAGATTAAGTGTACATTCTCAAAATGGTAGTGTTATTAGAATTGGAAATCCTACTGGTAATTTAATTGGATCTAATTTTGTTCAAAATGATTTAGCTATTTTTTATCATCAATTATCCTCATCTGGTGATGGGTCACCATTAATTATACCATCAAAAAATGGAGTTGAAAGAACTTTAATTTATCCACAAGATTTATTAAACTATTTACCATCAACTGATAATAGTACTTTTATAAAAATAAATGAATTACTTAGTGATGCTGGAATTTCTAGTGGAAATTATTCTATAAGAATTGAAATATTAAAACAATTTAAATTATTTACTGGTGTAGATACTTTAGAACCTTTTATATTAAAACAAATATCTCCTTCAAGAAAAGAAGTAAGACTTAAATTAAGATATAATGATATAGGACCAGAAAGTGTTATTTTTGATGCTTTAGAAAATGAATTAGGTGGAAACAATTATTCTTATAAACACATTCTTACCACTGTTGATGGGGGAGAAAATGTACCTATATTAAATTATGTATTTGATAATGTAACTGATGGTGAATTAGACCAATCAATAATTTTAAGATTATACAATCCAATACCATCAAATGTTTCTTTAAGAGATATTCTCACAATAGAAAGAGAAGTTGTATCAAGTCAAACACAAGACATATATTATATATCTGATGATGCACCAAAAATAGATGATGGTTCTTTACCAACAGACCCCAATGTAAATGAATATGGAACTTCTGATGATGAAATTGATGGGTCGATAACATACGAAAATTATAATGATTTAAGTGCTTCTTCAGATGTATCTATTTTAAATTCACTCGTTTCTGGTAGTATTCAAGATTATCCAAATCTTAATATAAATTTTAATGAATTTTCAAACCATACATTTTTTGGTTCTGCTGTTAAAAAACTTAAAAATTTTAAAACAAAAATTAAAAGAATAGAAGAATATTATAATGATATATCTATGTCTTTATCTGCGAGTAGTGGTACTGTTGTATTAGAAGGTGATGCTAAAGGTTCAGTTCAAGACAGAACAATAACATTTGAAAAAATAGATAAAGAAATAGATGGATTTACTCCTTATGAAAGATTTTTATATTTTGATGCTCAGAGTCAGTCGACCTCATCAGCTCCTGGAATTGGTAAAAATTATACACATACTCATGCATTAAATATTAATCCACAAGATACTAATGATTCTGATAGTCAAAATTTAATTTCAGTATTTTCTAAAAGAGATGGTTTTAGAGATGTATATAAAATTTCAGTAGATACTGATGTTGGTAGTCAAACAGATAGAATATATCCATTTACTAACACAGAATATTATCGTGTTGAAAATAAACCATTTTTTGGATATAGTGGTTCTATTTATTTATCTTTTCTTATAAAAGGTAACGAAAACTTTGATGGTGATGGTTCAGATAATTATTTAATACTCGATGACAATGATTATAATAAACATTCATATAATGTTCCTATAAAAGCGGTTACTGGTTCTTTTATTTCACAACCAGATATAACTGGAAGTTGGTGGCAAAGATATGTTTTAAAACAATCATCTTCTTATTGGACACCTAATAGTGACTTTACCACAGAAGCTGCAGATATTACTGAATGGGATAGTAGAAGTACAACACAAATACATATATTAAGTGGAAGTATCAAAAGTAGTTCTTATGCTATAACAACTGGTGGTGATTATCAAAATTTATCAACAATAGTTACAGCAAGTGGAAATCAACATTCAGGTTCTATTACACCAATAGCTCCACTTTTTCCTGTACATTGGCTCAGAGGTAGTACAGATAATTTAGACGCTTATTTTACTGATGTAAAAATAACATTGAATGACCCAACTGATGTACCTCCATTTGCTCAATTACCTAGAACATCTTCTACAGAATGGACAAGTTGGTATAATGGTATATTAGATTCAGCTTCTGCGTTTGATAGTTCCAACATACATAGTATGGAAAATAATTTACCTCTTTATATTCAAGAAAGTAATGAATATGAAGATGCTAAAAAATTCTTATCTATGACAGGAGAACAATATGATTTAATTAGAAATCATATTGATGGTTATTTAACATTTTATAGAAGAGGATACAAAGATAATAGTGACTTAACATCCTCTATAGATAGAGGTGTAGTTCCTGATAATGTTTTACCTATTTTAGGAGAGACTTTGGGGTGGGAATTTATAACACCATTTACTGGAAGTTTAGCTGATTATTTTAACACTAATCTTAATGGTGTTACTGATGTTAATACCATTAGAAATAATACTTGGAGAAAATCATTAAACAATTTATTATATCTTTATAAATCAAAAGGTACAAGAAATTCTGTAAACGCTTTATTAAACATTTATGGTTACCCATCAGATGTTTTAAAAATAGAAGAATATGGTGGTTCTACTCATAATAGAACTCCTGGAACTTCAAAATCAAGAGACCCATTTGAACCAGATTCAACAATCGCTTTATTTTCAAATGATGGGGAAAATGATTTAAAAGAAGGATTATTTAGATTAAAAAATATAACATCATTTGTTAAAAATAATAAAAAATTATATCATTATAGATTTGTACCAAAATCAATAGGAAAAGTTGATAGACAATTTGAATTAGATTGGAAATATAATAATGTTAACGCTGATACATTAGAATTTGTATACAAACATAATTCAACAAAAAATACACAAGAATTTTTTATAAATAGTGGTAGTGCAAATCAAACTCTGTGGGATTTAAGATTAGTTACCGCCGGAACTGGTGCTAGTGGGTCATTTGAATTTAGATTAAGTACAGCTAATACTGGTTCTAATATAGGTAACGATATAGGAAAAAGTTCGGTATCAATGTCAACTAATTATATTTCTATGTCATCTGGAGATGTATGGAATGTAATGTTACAAAGAGTTACTTCTAGCATAAGTGGTAGTGGTGTTCAAACATATCAACTGGTAGCTGGATTACAAGAAGATGATAAGTTAAAACAATTTTCCGCAGTTTCTATGTCAGTAAGTGGTGGACTTACAAATAATTATGTAACTGGTGGTGCTGTTATGTCTAGTTCGGTTCATGGATTAGCTTATTTTGCAAATCAAAATTGGCTTTCAACTGGTAGTAGACATATAGATTCGTCTTCTAATTTATATGTTGGTAAAAACATAAGTAGTTCTATAGCTCAAATTAGAACTTGGGAAGAACCATTAAAAATTACTAAATTTAAACAACATATATTTGATAAATTTAGTATAGTTGGTAATACTATATCATCTTCTACAGATTCTTTAATTTATAATTTTAAATTAAATGAAAATTATAGAAGTGGTTCGATTAGTGGTTCTAAAACAGAATTGGATATAATAGATGCTAATCCAAAAGGTCCAAAATCAAATCCAACAAATTATTCATTTACAATTACAGGTTCAATAGTAACAACTGGATCTACTTTATATGGATATGATATTATAAATACATATACTCAAACACCTAAACACGATGGTTTACAAAAAGAATCAAATAAAATATATCTAAGACCAAAGAAAAGAGTGGTTGGAAATTTATCACCAAACAGATCTGCGGTAGTACCAATTGATGAGGGTAAGGGTGTAAGAGAATCTATTAAAACATCTAATAAATTAACTTTAGATGTGAGTCCTGCTGATACTTTAGATAAATTTATAATTGAAAATGTATCAAACATTGATTTATCACAATATTATGGAAAACCATCTACTAGATATTCTTCATCATATGAAGATTTAGATAAATTTAAAAGAGACTTTTTTAATCATCATAATATTGAAGTTGATATAAACAAATTTGTAAGAGCTTATGAAAATGTTTTTAATCAATCAATCTATAGTGCCGTTGGTAAAATTGTTCCTGCAAGGGCTAACCTTAATAATCCTTCTGTAGTTATAAAACCAACTTTATTAGAAAGACAAAGAACTAAAAATCATAAATTGTCTACACAATCTGGTTCACAACCAACAGATACGATTGATTATAAATCATTTATTTCATTAGAAGATTCATCATATGAAGATGCTAAAACAGGTTCATTTAGTTTATATTCTGAAACAGAAGAATCAGGAAATTATGAATCCTCATCTAAAATGAATATAGATGTTAATTCACACCTTATTAATTCATATAGTATTGAACATCCAAAATCATCATCAATTAGTATATTTGAAGATAGTTTTTATTACAATACTATAGAATCTGGTTCAGGTGCTTCTGCTTCCATTTCATTCTATTCATCAGAATCATTGGAATTATCATCGTCAGCGAATCCAAATCAATTTGATGACAAAACAGTTATAATTACTTCAACTGATGGTAGACAAATAACTTATACTTTAAAATCAGATGAAACTTTTAATGTTTCTAATACACCGACTGTTGGTATACAAGGAGAAACTACAATAGGTGGTATAGCTACAAGATTATCTCAATCAATAGCTCATCCTAATGGACATGGTGGTAGAATAAAAATAATAACTTATACTGGATTGTCAGTCGGAAATGTGGCAGATGATGAATTTTTAACAAATGATAATGAATTATTTAATGTTACCGATAGTGGTGGTAGATTAATTCTCGTTCAAAGAAAAATAGGACTTGATGGTAATAAACTTATAAGAGGAACTTTAACATCATTCGCCTCATCTTCTGTTGTAGGTTTTAATGGTGCTAATATAGTTCCATTTCAAAAAGTAGAAACAACAAGAAAAAAATCTATATCTACTAATTTTTCATTAAATATTCCAAAATCTTCTTCCTTAGATGGAATGAGTAATATAAGTGAATCTGGACATATTTTATATCCAAAATCTTCTTCATTAAATTTTCAAAGTCATATATCAGAATCATTTTCAATTAAAGCACTAACAACCGCTAGTATAAATTATTCTGTTTCTCAATCAAGTAAAATTAAATTACCAAATACAGCATCGTTAAGTGTTTTACCAAGTATAACATCTTCAAAAGGTAAGGTTTATAATAATTCAGGTTCTGTTGCTGATATTTTATATCATAATTTTGTTAGTAAATCTGCAAATGTAGAAACAATTAATACATCATCTATAAAAATAGTTTCAGAAGTAGAATTTACTTCAAGTTTATTTACTCCAGTTAGTTCAAAAATAATTTATTCTGACACTGGGTCTAGGGGTATAATAAAAACAGGTTCGGACGCTGATGAATACAATATAAACGGATATAAAACATTTAGAAATATACACCAAGAGTGGGGTACTGGTGATGACGATTTACATTTTTTTGGTTCAGCCACAAGTTCAAAAGATGGTACTAGAAACACTGGACATATAGATGATAGATTTGTATTTACAATGATTGGTGATACAGAAGTTATGTCGGGTTCTTTTGTAAACTCTGCTGGTGTACACCATATGGATTTTTCAAATCATATATATTTTCACAATAGAACGATAGTAGACAAAAATAAAAAAGTAAATTCAATAGGTGGTTCTGATTATATAAAATATGATGCATTATTTGGAAATACATTTAATTTACCAGCTTCTGGTAAAGTTGTAGGTGGTGGTATAGTTCATGGTAGAATGATGGGTAAAACAAGATTTTTTACAACTCGTTCTAGTGGTGAAATAGTTTATCCTTCAAATCATGTAACAAGATTTGCAGATAATTATGGTAGTAATATGTGGAAAGGAACACAAAATATAAATCCAGGTGTATTTCCAAAATTAAAAAATGAAGACTATTCAAGTGCATCATTTTATAGAGTTAATGTACAACCAACTGATGGAGATAATCAAATTATAGTAAAAACAGGTGATAATAAAATAGATTTAAATAATAATATAGTAAGATGATATAATAAAATGTAAGTTTTTTTTAATAATACAATATTTATATATGAAAAATAGAAGTTTTTATTTATCGTAAAGAATAAAATGGAGAATTTAGAATGGCATATTTAGATAATACAAGTGTAACTGTAGATGCAGTTATGACAAAAAGAGGTCGAGAAATAGTTTCCGCTGGAGGAAGTCTTAACATAACACAATTTACATTGTCCGATACAGGAGTAGATTATCTCTTGTGGAATCCAGACCACCCAAGTGGTTCGGCTTACTATGGTGAAGCTATAGAAAATTTACCACAATTAGAAGCTACTACACAAGTTCAATATTCTTTACGAAATAAATTAGTAACTTTAAACAGAGATGCAGAAGCTTTACCAATTATGGATTTGAGTGTTTCATCTCTTTCATTTACAACATCTGCTCAACAAAATATAACCGCACAACTTTTAGGTATGAGTAATATGGGAACTGGTGGAATTCATTTGTTAGTTCAAGATGTTAATATAGTTCAGCCTGTAAATGTAGGAACACCTGCTGATGTTACTGGAAATGCATTGTCATTTATTGTAGAACAAGATATTCCTAACGCTAGACTATATGAAATAATGAATCCATACCCACAAAGTATTGGATTTGTACCAACACTAAACTTAGCTAATGATAGTACCACTAATCTAACATTTATTGATATACAAACTGGTGCTTATAACACAATATCTGTTGATGTTAATAATAACATCGTACCAAGAACTAAAGTTACAACAACTGATAAAGCTCAAGGTAATAAAAATAATGGGTAGTAGAAAATAAAAAATTAATATAAATTATTTAGGAGAATATTAAATGGCAATACAAGTAATTAATGGAGTCGGACTGGATACCAGAGAAGGTTTCGACAAAGTAACATCAACGGATAAAATTACTGCTGGATATCACAATGGAACAGCTCTATTATCTCATGGTGGGGGAGGACAATCTTTGGTAACACAAAGTATTTCGGATACTCGTGAAAATTATTATTTTAATATAGCAGAACATACAGATTCATCATCTCTTTGGAGTGTAACTTATGGTCATGTAATGGGTACTGGTTCAAATACTGATTCTGGTAACATAATGGGTGAAACTGAAGCTATTTATAGACAATGGGCTCAAACATTACTTTCTCCTAATGAAGTCACTGGTGGTTTTTTCATTTCAAGAAATAAGAGTACAACTTCTGTTCCTTCAAGTGCTCAAGTTAACTCTGGTAAAGATGAAGATGTTTATGTATTGATTGCAAAAAGAGAGTTAATGAAAGACAGACTTAATAAAAAGAATTGGACTATTCAATTAAGTGGTTCAAATTCAGTTACTATGTCATCAGGTGCTGGTGGTGTAAATTATCCACATGCATTACACTTAACAGATGACAGTAATACAACTACTCCTACAGCTACTCCAGCAGGACCAAGATATAATATAGTTTCTGGTTCACAAGGTACTGTAGCTCAAGCTGCATCAGTAAGAACATATGGTTTTTATTATCCTGATCAGGGTGTGATGGTATTCAGTGCTGCTGAACTATCTCAAAGTATCGCAAGTGATACATCTAGTAGACAATCAGTTGTTGTATATGGTAGTGGTTCTCAATCAGGATTTGCATCAGTAACATCAAGTGCAGACCAAAATTATAGAACAGCATTAAGAATGGTAAATACTTTACAACAAATACAATTTAGAAATGAAGAAGACCAAACATCTGTTTCTTATTTTTGTAGGGCTAGAGCTGGTCAGATGAATTTTACTAATAACCCAACATTTGTTTCAGGTTCACAAAATGAATTAAGAAATACAACTATGAAGGGTAATCCAACTGTATTTATTACTGGTGTTGAGTTATATGATGCGAATGGTGATATGGTTGCTACTGGTAAACTATCTACACCATTGAAAAAGAATTTTGCTTCTGAAGCAACAATTAAGACTAAGATAACCTTCTAATGATATGTTATGTCATTTGTATATAAAAATATTGATGGAGTCAATAAAAGTCAAAATATAGTTCATACCAACAACACATTGGATTCATCATCTGCTGGTGTAGATTGTATAAAGATTATTTCAGGCTCTCAAAATGAAAATTACTGGAATTCTGTAAATGTTTTGTTTTATACCAGTGGTTCTCCAACTTTAACTAATATAGTAAATGGTGTAGACAAATTTGATTTACCAGGTGCAAATTTTACAATTCAAAACGGAAATAATCCCCAACATGTAAATAAATTTCATGGTTATGATAGCTCTTCTGTCTTCGCTGTATCTCAGTATTACTATGGTGATGGTATTAGGAGAGGAAGTTTTGAATTAACTGATGATTCACACCCATCCGCTAGTGTTAAAATAGTAGATGATGGATATGGAAATTTATATGGAATTAGCGCTTCAATATCCGAATCAGCTGCATCATCACTATCATCATCTACTAACTATGTTGGAAATATATTTTATGATTATGGTTTTGCTGTAGTAACAACATCTGGTTCATACTCACACACACCATCACAAGCTTTTATAACAGTTGGTGCTAGTAATCAAGCACATATATCAGGTTCACATTTTTTTGTGACTGGTAGTAATTTATCAACATCTATAAAATTTATATCTACAGGCTCAACTGAATCTGATACATCAACACTTAAATATTTTAAAAGTGGTTCAACTACAACTGTTACAGCTGCATCAGCATCAATAAAAATAAATGAAGTTTTTGCCGGAACTCATATATCAGCTTCATCGGTTGGTAATGTAATAACGATGTCAAATGATGCAAATTTATTATTTGGAAGAGT